CGTATTCGTCCATTTGAGATTGACTAGCAGATGGCGCGTTTTGCTCATGTTGTTGAACAGGCGCTGAAACTGGCGGGCTATAAGGCGTTGCCGCTTGCTCAGGCGTTAAATAAACTAATTCTGGCTTAGAGTAAGCAGGGTTCTTTGATGGCCTTAGCTCACATTTACCAGACTTTAAAACTATCGCGTCTAAATGAATCGTGCCTGATGAAACGTATAAGTCAGACATACCAATTGAATCTAAAAGGCTTTTAAGCTTCCAGTTCATCTTAGGTGTCAGGATATCAAAGTATTTATTTTGCTGCCCATGGCAATCTTTAATCGTTAAAATGATATCGACGCGCTTATCCCCTGCTTGCGTATACATGGTCGAGCCTGTCTTATGGTCTTTATCTGTCCAGCCTGTGACAACAAAATCAGCCCTACCGATTGCTAGCTCTACATTGCTTCTTAATTGCTCAGCGGGTACATATTCGTATTTAAATAACATTATTCAGTTCCTCTAATTTTTGTATAACAAACTCTAAGGGTAAATCATTAAATTTTGGAACATCATGCTCGGTTACCCATTCTTTGATTAACTCTCCTTTTTCTTGTTTTAATATTAAATCATATAATACCTTATGCTCTGACATTTGAACGGGTGTGACATCAATAACCGAATAATCTTCAGCCTCTGTATCATCAATCATTCCACATAAAGTATCGGCATAGGCATCACGCAAGGCAAACCCCCTTGCTCTCATTTGTAGCATTCTTTTGGGGAAGTTTGTCCAAGGGCCAGGTCTTATCAATTTTGCTGTTTGAGCGTCAGCCATGCTAAACAAACTCACTATTGGTGTATGACCTTTTCTTACGACCTCACAACGAGCAGTCTTTGTTTTTTCGTCATAAGTTTCTATCATATCTTGCCATTGTGGGTTTTTTTTACAAACAGCCAAAAATATATCGCCGTACAAAGTAGGCTTCCCATTTATTATTTTTACGCCCGTAATAGATTGAAATTGACTAAGCCCTAACTCAGCCCCCCACATAATAGCAAACTTGACATCTATTGGATTATCTCTAAAATTTGGCGGGCAAAAAGCAGATTGACTAAGCTGCTTGCAAAGTTCATCAATCGTTATTGGCTCAAAAACTACCGAGTTTTTAATCGTGGGTAAATTGCTCATATGCACCTATTTTATAACTACTTGCTTTAATTCGTGTTAAAGCTATACTATATAATATCATCATAAAAAGCAACAATATAAAGGAATTAACAGTGAAATCACGAATTAGAGCGTCTGGCGGTAAGCCTAGACATAATACGATTCACATTCGTTTTAATGATGAGGAATATCAAACGCTAATCAATGCGGGTAATATAATGAACATAACGCCCAGTACATTTGTCGCTGAAATTTCAATGCGTGAAGCTTCACGTTTGTTGAAGAAAAAGAATAAAAATGAATGATAACCTAGGTTATATAGGAGACAGGATAAGAGAAAAAAGAAAAAACTGTGGTTATTCTCAGGAAAGCTTCGCATTGTCTATGAACATTGGTAGGTCTTATATGGGTAGGGTTGAACGTGGAGAGCAAAACCTATCAGTGAAGTTAATAATGAAAATTGCTAAAAGATTAAACGTTGAAGTTGGCGCTTTATTTCCCTCATTAAAAAATATTTCAGACCTATAACTATATACCGATTACAATTATTTCGTGTTGCTGCTATACTTATTATATAGAGAGTTAATAAGTAAGAGGTTTATATGAAAAGAGAAACAGCAAGTAACATTATAAATAAAATACTTTTTGAAGCTCGTATAGACCTTTTTAAAGGTGAGGGTATATACAATAGAAGTATTGTTTTTTATGACACTTTAAATAAAAAAGAATTAACTACACTAGTTAATAACCTTTTAGGGAATTATGTATTATTCGGTGATATTTAAACAGATATAACCGAAAATGAGGTGATTTATGAAGACATTAAAAGCATTAGTAATTTTAATTATATTTTCAGCGACAAGCTCTTTAAGTTTTGCGGCAACTGAATCAAATAAGCTTCCAGACTTATCTAAAAAAGATGTAGTTAAGATAAATGTTGTACCTACATTGAATAAAAACGCGAATCGTTGCGGCGATGCGGTTCATGTAGAAAACCAAGTAATCACCAAGGGTTACAACGATTCTCGCGGGGTTTTTCATCAAAAAGAAAAATTTGGCAGAGCTGTCGCGACAATGGTACCTGTAGGCCAACGTGGATGTGGGAGGTAGTTTTTATGAATAACCAAGAAAGAGAATTACAATTGTTTTGTTACCAAATAAAAGCACAAGCTGACAGAGATGGCAAGGCAAGAATCAAACAAATTGGTGAGAATAAGGAAAATAGTAAAAATGACAACAGAAGAAATTTTACACAGCATTAACAAAAAAATAAATTGGCTACTATGCATAAGCTTAGCTTATATATTCTTAACGATAATCGGGGCATTTTGATGAGCATAAAATTAATTAATTTAAAGTTGGAATCTATGCAAACGCTTTTATCTTCGGCTATAGAGTTATGCGAAAAAGAGGCTGTTAAAAGTGGAAATGGGTGGTACTTGATGGAAGCTCAAACACTTAAAGTTTTAGGCTCAATGATACAAATGGAGCATGAAGCAATTGATAGGCACGAAAGAATAATGCTAACCAAGGGCGACTCTAAGGCTAGCGCGGCTATCTTAAAAGAAGCTGGGGAAAAGTTTGAGGCCGGTTTTGATATCATCGATAACAGAATAAAAGAAGCGCTTAAAGGCCTAGGCGTTGAAATTGAGATAAAGCGTATAGATGACACTAAGGATAAATTGCAATAAATAAAGAGGTATATATATGATTATCACTTACCCTGATGAAATAACACGTGAAGCTATTATAAGCTCTATTGTACATATTTTAAACATGGGAAATAGGATGGTTAGTTATATCCCAGAAATTAAAATACAGCATTCTGATAAGCTTTCTATAATCTTAAAGCAAGGTGAAGATTTTAATCTTTTATTTCATCCTGATACATTAAAAGAATTAATTCTAGAAAAAATGAAATTCTAATGCTCTTTAGATGATGGCGATAAATCAATCTTTCCTTCACTACTTATCGGTAGATTAAAAGTGTCATCAATCTGATTTTCTATCAGTGTTTCTGCTGCTTCCTCAATCGGGCCATCGTCCACCCCTGTAATAAACTTAGCACTAACGCCAACAATTCCACATACAGCAATTATCAATGCAGGAAAAAAATATTTAGGTTTTATATTCATATTCACCACCCCAAAGGTTATTAAAAAAGAAAGGCGGGAGTTTTTCACCCCCACCTTTTATAACAATTAATCAGCTTTTAACAGCGAGAAATTCAAATCAGCCGATAGAGGAATGGCCGTACTACCAAAAGTTTCAGAGTTCAACAATAAAGTTGAGTCAGATGTATTGGCCATTGTAACAATATCATTAACATTTAAATGAACCAAAACACTTGAAACGGTTTGATTCGTTTTTTGCTCTGGCGAAATTGTCATGTCACCAAACGTTGACGCTGGGATAATGTTTCCGTTAACAAAAATTGATAACGTCCATACTTTCAAAGGTGAGAAAAGAGGGTTTAATGTTCCACTCACCGCTTTATTAATACGATACCATCCAGCTACTAACGCTTTAACTTGACCAAGGGCAGCGGCTTGCGATACATCAAAACCGACGGTTGCAACTTGCGTTGTTTCAAATAAAACAATGCCGCCAGGTAGGTTTGCGCCAGGTGAAGGGGCCAAAGTTTGATCCATGGTTGAGTAAACTTCACAGTACTCAATCTCCATGTTTCCAACGTCACCTTTAGGGCCAGCCGGTCCAACTGGGCCGGGTAGTCCAGGCAACCCGGGTAAACCCATAGGACCTGCAGGGCCAGCCGCTCCAGGTATTCCAGGTAATCCCATCGGGCCGGCAGGGCCGGCGGGGCCAGCAGGACCCATCTCACCTTCACAATTAACGCAATCACCTTGAGGGCCGGTTAAACCTTGTGGGCCCATTTCACCCTGTGGGCCTTGCATCCCTTGAATTCCCACGCCTTGTTGACCTTGTGGGCCTGCCACCCCTTGGATCCCTTGTGGGCCTTGTGCTCCTGGAGGACATTTAGGACAAGGAGCAGGCTCACATTCTCGGCATTTTTTATGATCTCGATCGTGTTCATAACCCATGGTTTTATATCCTTATAAAAATAAAATTAATTTTAGCATGCCAACTTAAAACAAAATAAGCATGCAATATAAGTCTATTCCATAATGCAATAAAAGACGAATCAGTTAGCCTAATCTGTTAGTAAAAGTTGTGATGTAATAAATAAAATCTTCTAAAGATTTCAGGTCTTCTTTGAAGTCTAATTCATAACTGATTAATTCTGGATAAAGATTTTCAAGGGTCAATAATGTATGTTGTAAGTTAGATAATGCTTTTCTTGATTTATATATTCTATCGTCAATGGCAATTTTCATTTCACTACTCCATTTAAAACCAGTACTCTTTCTTTATTCTGGTTTTTTCATAAAAATTAGCGGCCAAATACCCAAAAATAACCCCACATAAAATACTAAAAACAATAATTAAAATCATTTTTCTATTCCTTGAATTAGTTTTGCCGCTTCTTTATCAGTTGTCATTGTACTTTTATTTATTTCTTGTAAGGTTTTAAAAATATGTGGGTCAAATAATAAATAGTTTTTTACCTGTACATTCTTTTTAACAAAATCTTTAAAACACATATCTGCATTCACTTCGCTTTTAGACCACATCAAAAACTCATGCCTAGGTCTTTCTTCTTGTAATGCTATTAGTTCTTTGACTTTGTCATGGGATAATTGGAAGTTTTCAAATTTATGTCTTTTAATTAATTTATATTTTTTGTTTTTTAAAAAAGGGTTATTTCTATATTCATATAAATCAACAACATAAATCATATGAGTAGCTAACGGCTCTAAATATCCATTGATAGGGTTCATTACAAAAACAGAGCGGGAAGTAAACATTTGTATATCAGGAACCGTGATTAATAGTTTAGAGGTCATAACAATCCTTGTTTATTTGGTTAATGTTTGAGTCCAAATCCCTAATTCATCTGAAAAAAACGCGCCCCCAATTGGTTTATATTTTTTAACGGTCATATACTGGTTTGTCATGACAATCAATTCATCAAGCTTAAAAGTTGATACGACATGATAAGGTAAATCTATTTCTTCATTTTTTACTTCTAGGTTTTTTACATTATCTGGCATATCAACATCCCTATTTAATGAGGGGGAAAAATATCGCTTAGTCTCATTCCTTTGTTTCATTTAGCTTATCCTAAATCATATTAACCAAAAGTTCTTTTGCATTTTCATTTTCAACTATATACCCTTGAGTTGCTTGAAGTGAGCTATGGCCAGCCATTGATTGCACATCGTAAAGACTGCCACCACATAAAGAAACTTTTCTAGCACAGTTAGTTATAAAAGTTCGCCTTCCTGAATGTGAGGAATAACCATTCCAATTTAACACTTGTTTATACCAATAATAAAATAATCTACTAATGCCATTTGGTGTAAAGGTTCCACCAAATTGGTTTATTGCTATTCTGTCATACCAAGTGGGAGGTGAATCATGATCTAAATATAAAACTTGAAGCGCCTCTATCATATCCTTACCCATTTTAAATTGACGTCCGCCTTTCATTCCCTTAGCAATATCATTTGTTATTCTAATCGTATCGCCAACGCCCTTGCTTAACTCGTCAAATACATGCATCCATGAAAGATTCGCTATCTCACATGCACGTAAACCAAGTTTCACACTTAAATAAAAAATAACTTTATTTCTTTTGGCGTCGCGACTTTTTTCAAAATACGCTAGAATGACTTTAACTTGAGTAACTGTGAGTAACCTTGCTTGCTTTGCTAGGCCTTTATTTGATGACATAACCAACTTCCTACAACAAAAAAATTAAAATTTTTGATTCCTTTCAAGTTAGCTCTAATCCCTAGATAAGTTTTGCCATATTACCTGTTTTTATTAACTCATGAAATACGCTTAGGATTTTGTGGTAAGAATAGTTAGATACTTATTTTAATTTTTACACTTTTTGAATAATAAAAAAACTTACATGTCAATGGTAAAATTTTAGGCAAAATCGCCTTACCATTGCATTTATTCAATTATTCACCCCTTAGAAAATGAATAAATGAATAAGCATTAGTTAGTTAGTAAAGATTTATAACCACTAGTGATTCATATTAAGCACTAGTGATTAATAAAGGGGGGTTTAGTGTAAAATTAAAAAATGGCCAGACATAAAAATTTAACTAAATGTTCTATCAAAGATTGTATATCTAAATCTAAAACTAATGGGTATTGCACTAAGCATTACTCAAATGCAAAAAATCACGGAGAGTTTAGCAAAGGGCCTTGCATTATTGATGGGTGTGAAAAAAAATCCATTTCCAAAGGTATGTGTAGACCACATTATGACAAACAATATTATAAAGTCAAACCAAGAAAACCAAGGCCAATACAAGGCGTTTGCACAATTGCACTTTGTGGAAAACCTGGATATTCAAAAAAATTATGCCAGAGTCATTATACGAGACTTCTCCGAAATGGTACAACTGACTTAAGGGTAATAAATGAAACCAGAAAGATGGTCAGATCTAAAAAAGCAGAAAAATTAAATAAGAGTAATTTTTTAGTGGATTTCTCAGAAAAAAGAAATTATCCAATTTATCTCAATGATGTGAATAAACTGATTTCTCCAGAGAAAGATTATTAATCTTCATCATTAATTTTATCTGCATATTTCTATATGGGGGTGCCACTTCCTTTGCTTTCACTTTATTGAAGATTTTTTTTATTTACATCTTTAGTTAAACTATTCGCTTGCTCAAGTACAAGTTCTGAAAATACATCAGACATAGATTTTGGACATACGGTAAATGCATTTACACCTATCCCGTCAACTTCCAGCATTGCAATACAAATATGATGACCGATTAGATTTGGATATTTTGCTTTTAAAATTTCTATATATTTATTAATTTTTGTAATAATTTTTACTGCTTCAGGTTCTTTCATTTTATTGATGTTCTAATAAATCTGTAAAATCTACAGAGGTGACAAAATCACGTTTAGAAGCTAACCAAGAAACACCGTTATTTTTCTGCTTTACATGCCAAATCCAAATGCCATCTGTATAACCCTCAATGCAAAAAGGTGGGATCCAAATTACCCCAAATTCCCCATCCCCTTCCCAGCCTGCTATCCCTAAGTATTCTTTAACCATATCCAAGTCTGGTAATTCATCTTTTAATCTTTCTTCTTCAATATCATTTGGGTTTTTAATAAAATCAAAACTATCTATGAATGTATATTGATAAATATAAAAACTATTCTTTTCAATCTTCATTTGTTTTTATGTTCCTTTTTACTTATGGCAAGTTTTATGGCTTCGTCTAACTCATCGTTGTAAAGACCTTCATATATTTCTATTTTTTTATAATCTTTTCGCGCCCAATTTGTCGATTTCCATTGCTCTGGAAAGTGTTTGATAAAATGCTCAATAGGCACTTCACAACTAAAAACTGGATTTTCATTTTCTCTAGCAAAAAATTCATAAGTAATCGTGCCGCCAGTTTTGTTTTTCACAACAATGGAATAAACAGACATGTAACCCCTTCCTAGCCTTATTCTATATATAAAGGGCCATAGCTTATATAAACAAATCGTGTATGTACAATATTTTTTTTATTCAAAATATAGATATAATTCTCAAGGATAAATAAACATAAAAAAGGAATCGTTTATGCAAACTATAAAACAAACTAACTTAACTTTAATCGCTGGCGGGAACGCTCCTGCTGTAGCGGCTGCGGCTGGCGTGGCGGTAGTCACTACAACGGCGGCTGTGATTGAAGCAGGCAAAACGTTTGTTAATCTCGGTCACGATATCGGCGAAACTATATACAATAAAGCAAACCCCGATTCTGGACTAGGCAAAATGGAATATACAAAAGACGATTTCAAACATCCAAGCTGGTATGTACCAAGGCACGAACATCCTAATAATATTAATGGCAATAGCTTCCATAATAGTTTTGGCGGATTTTGATGCATATTAAAGAACTGAAACATGCTTACGATAATAACCTTTATTATCGTTGCTTGGCTGCTTTGGCTGTTGGTTGCGTTGTTTTTTGTAGCCCTGTTTGGATTCATAACTTAGGCCAGGTTGTAGGGCCTAAGCTAGGTAAACTAATATTCGAGCTCACGCATGACGATCAACTAGGGCCAATGGAATATTATTGAGGGTGGCCTAGAACAGCCGTGGCGTTAGGAGAAGTTGCTACGCCACACGTCATCCATAACTAACTTAGCTAGGCCATAGAATTATTTACCACAACATCCTTTCTTACCGCCCTTACTACCGCCTGGCCAGCTAGACTTTCCTTTTGCATTTAGTTTAGTCATGAGATTCTCCTTTATTGAGTAGTTTTTTGGATAAGTTAACCAGTTCATTAATGAACCAAGAGAAAACAATGAAGTCGATCATGTAGGCATGCCACATGGCGGGATAGCAAAGAACTAAGGCAGCAATCGTACAGACTATAAGTGTCTGTTTATGTTTCTTGAAAAAATCTTGCATGCGCAATTCCTTTGCCTTAACCGCTATTGGGGTGACATTTTCAGCTCCAACGCAGGGGTATTGTAACCCTAATTTTCTGATTCGTCTCAATGCTAAAAAAGTTAGAATAGACCTTTGCATTTCTTTACGAATCCCTCGACGGTGGCAGCGCCCCCACAGTTGTAGTACTTAATATAATAGTTCGCCATGCCTACTAAGTCGTCCTCTCTTGGTAAAGGCTCCTCTCTTTGCCAATATTGAATACGAGCCATGATGCAAGCCAGCCTGAGGTTCCAAATGATGGTCTCAAAGGGTGGCAGAATATCTAAAAAGCAAGCGGCCAAGATTGACCTATACATAATCGGGTATCTTCTTATGTAATTACTGTTTTGCTTATAAGCTATTGGCTCCATTTGCCACCAACCTAAAGCCGGGCCGCCTGGGTTTTGCTTGAGGAAATCAAAGTCGCTTTCAACAACCCCTGTATAAATAAGCAATCTCTCAGCGCTGACGCTATGCATAGCAACGGTTTTCAACGTGGGTCTGACAATTAATTCTAATACCTGTTGTGCTTCTATGTTCATTAGATTGCCTCATTGGGGATGATTCGATAAGCTTGCGCGCCCGCCGCATCTGCGTAACCCTTCACCCTATTATCAGGTCCAAATATTTTATAAATACCTGTGCCAGCCCCACCAATAGTTTCATAAATCATATAGCCACCTTCATTAGTTGCTTCCATTCGCCCTTGCCTTGTGCCACCTTCAAAACAAAAATTCAAGGAAGTCATATCCCCTGATATTAAGGAAGGAACTAAATCTGCCGCTGGCTCCCATGTGCTAGTTGATAAACCACCAGTAGGTGAACGAGCTATTTGCATCTCATCATCCTCAGGCCACTCGGTCTGAATGGTAGGGTCAAATTCTGGACAGCTAGGCGCTCCATAAAAAGGATTGTCACACACTTGTTTCCCAATTAACCCGCCTAGGGCAATCTCTCCCGTCGAGATTCTTCTAATTCTCACTTGGTAAGTTGTTGAAGCATCTACAAATTGTGCGGCTTCCACTCCAGGTGTGTAACTAAAAATTTCAGTATCACCTGGCCACTGAGCGCCAACCCCTTCATGAAAAGATTTCGCATAGGCTCTAGCACCTGATTGTGAGGGCGATTTAGTAGGTGGCGACGCTAGGGTTGTTCCCCATGCGTAGCCTTGCTCCCATTCAAAACCAGGCTCAGGGGGTGGCGGCGTTGTATCGTCATCCCAGCCTGGGGGTGGCGCAAACTTTCCGTCAAACCGAATCGCTATTGTCTTTCCGCTCACACAATCAGTGATGCCAGTAAGACCATTTAATGTACCCCCACCTTGAGCGGCAGAGGTTAACATTCCAACCCCAGTTAAAAAATTGTTAGATTGTGAAAGGGTAGTAGTCTCAGGATTAATTACCTCTGACGCTGAATAGACGCCATCATTTGGTTTATAAATTGATTTAGTCGGATCGGTTGCGTCAACAATATTACCCCCTGTGTTAATTCCACTCATAGGTGTTTTAACCATTCCATCTTTTGGCGCTTTGTCTCCTAGCTTTGCATCCTTTGGGCCTGTAACACTTCCCGCCGTTGCTTTATCTGGTTGCATAAACCCTATACTGGATTGACCAAGAATAGGGCCTCTTTTTGTAATGTTTAATAACTGACTACGGGTAGGATCGAAGCCTACTATGCGTCTTATTGCATCCGCGATAGGATTTGCCATTAGAAAATCACCTCCAACAAATCATTGGGGATAGAGATGTCATAGTCCGCCCCGCCTGTTTTAATCTTTTCATCTCTTACAGATTCGGGGAGATCAGGCGTTCTAACGATAAATTGCTCAGAATATTGTGTCCGAGCACCGCCCCCACCTACAATATATTTATTTCCAACTCTGCCCGTCCAATTTTCGGCTCCTGGCGATTCCGGATCTTCTCCATAATGGTTGCCTAATACAATCTCACTTGAGCCTGGGTTAACGGAATCGGAAGGAATGGCGGGAACATTGAATGGTGTCTCCGCTTGCGAACCAATAGAACGGGATAGCGCAATAACAATAGTCGTTACCGCCTCGGTCGTTCCGTTATTAATATCGTGAATAATACTAACAACCTTACCTCTCGCCCGTAGAATTGGCGTATCAATCAATACGGTGTGCTTCAAATCAATCTGTGGCCATAGGAATCGATTAACCGAAACGCGTGTGTCTCGGTGGCTATTAAGGATAGTTGTCTTAGCAATATTGAGCGCCGTGACAATTGCGCTATTAAAATTCGATCTGCCTGCTGCGGCATCCACATAATAAGTCTGCTCTATTTCCCCAAATGGATTGTCATAAACTGTGTAGTCTTCCCACTTAGCTGCGTCGGTATCATCCTCGGCTGAATAAGCATTATCATTTTCAACTATTCCATAAAGATTTATAGACTGTGGGGCTTTAACTACAAGACTATAAGTCTCTGTGATGGTTTGCGCCCATCGGGTGGTTGCATCCCATGAAGCGCCATCAGCAAAGACTGGGAAATAATCTGTACCCCCTGTTATTTTTAAATCAGCAATTTTATTTCCAGATGAATCAAGTATAAATTCATCATTCATGTCCTTTTTATATGCAGTTGTTGTGATTCTTTTTCCATTTGCATCTTCTTTATATGTTCCATCTGGGTTTTTAACAAAAACTTCAGCGCTTGCTGTAAATACAGTTGTCGCCCATCCAACACCACAGTACCACCCTGCATTATGGATAGGTATATAGAGTATATCGCCTCTTAATATCCAGTTAGAACTATAAACGGCAGCTTCAATCATTACCTTTTGAGCTAAGGTATAACCCTCTAATAGCATTAAACAAATATTATTATGTATGGGTGACTCCCACGAAAAATGTCTTTGCATATGATGCAATCTAGGGTAACGATAATTGAAATTTATACTTATCTTATTAACTATTCTGTCACGTGATGTATAGCTAACAGATGGCTCTCTGTCATAAACATCATCTGCTGTTAAAACAAAGTCAGCAACTGCTTTTGCCCTTCTTTCTGTGAAGTTAAAAACACCAAAGGCATCGAAGTCCACAGAATAAGGAATCGTTGTTAACCTTTGCTCTAATTGTTCGGCAACATCTTTAGGTGGGGGAAATATAATAGATGAATAATATCCGATAGTGGGAACTATCGCCCCCAATTGAGCATTAATTAATTCTAAACGTCTGTCCGTACAATTTATGGTTATCTTTTTCTGAATCAAATCTATTTCTGGGATATCGACTACGCCTGTATAAACTCTAAATGTTCCATCGGCTGTCTGAAAATCGATAGTCACCGGCTTACCGGCAAGTGTTTCAACGTTTTGAATTCCTGCGCCTGGCTTATAAACCAAAGTGAAATTGCAAACAGAGGCACCGCCCTCGGTTCTTTCAATACGTATTCCACCGTGAATTTTATCCTCTGGCACCTCTACGCCATTAAGCATAATGACAGCATCCCATCCAGATCTATCAAGGTGAGAGGGAATAGGGGTAGGGCCAAATTCAATTACCCTTTGCTCAAAGCTTAGGATAATGCCTGATGCCGTAGTGCCAACGTCTTGCTCAAAGGATAGGATTAACCCGCTACCAGAAATTAAGAACTGGACGTCTTGCTCAAACGACAGGATAAGACCACTAGCAATTTCTCCAACCTTTTGCTCAAAGGATAAAATTATCCCTGAGCCAGTTTGATATTCTATGGTTAGCTGTTCAAAGCTAAGGATGATACCTTGACCACTTGGGGGTGGTTCAGGTCCGTCACCTATTGCCCCGTTTAGGACGTGACCATTTAGGACGCCGCCGTTTAGCATTCATTCACCGTAAATGAATTTTTGTTATTCATAATAGTTTTATTTCATCTGAAATTATTTTTTCTAAGTCAGGCATTACTAAACTATCTAAACTATTGGCTGACTCTATTTTTATCTTTTCTTGATTATATAATTGTCTTAGTTTAGTCATCCTTGCTTTAACTTTGTCAATTTCAACTGGAGTTAATTGACCTAAAGCGGCATTTAACTGTGTTTGCAAAGGTACTATTTTTAAAAATATTGTGTTCATTGATACTTTAAGTTGTTTCTTATGTTTAAGTTTCTCTTTTGTTAAATCTCGGAAATCATGTACTGTGATGACATCACCTGTTTTATTAACTTCACGGCCTCCTACATATCCAAGTAAATTAGTTTCTTCTTGGTCAGTAAGCTTTAAATCAAATAATAAATCTAAATCACTCATATTATTGTACCTTTAACGACATAATTACATCCCCTGATCCGCCATTACTAATAGCAGTCAAAGATCCTCCTACTGTGGGCATTGTAGTACTATAAGTGAAGTTTTCTCTCCATCCCAAAAGTGCAGTATCTATAAATGTTCCATTAGTATGTCCACCTAATCCGGTTATCTTTGGGTTACTTGTCGCATAACTGAGATAATTTGTAGTTCCGGAATTTGTAAAAGCTAACCAGTGCACACCTGGGGATAAAGTAACAGGACTAGAAAAAGTAAAGCTTATTTGGGCATTTGTAGTATTTGCCACGCTTCCTGATGTAGTGCCTGATATTGGCGAACCAGTAGGTTTATTATTGTCGGAATTAGAAGCATATATAGCCATGTTAGTATTTCCTGCAGCCGTAGCTGCAGTATTAATACCTATATGTGTAAATGTCATACTCTTAGTAATAATAAAAGGTATGTATCTTATCTCACCTGTGGCATGTTGAATACTAGTTGCGGTTCCTTGGCCTGCAAAAAATATCCCAGGTGTTTGTTGCCACCTACCAGATGTTCCGCCTATTGCAGGAAAAGCCGAACTGCCCCCACTAGGCGTTGCCCACGTATTATCTCCACGTAAAAAAGTTGTATTGTCAGGTGTGCCAGTTGCGCTTAAATCACCCTCTAATGTGTTCGAACCATCGGTATAGGTCCAATTTATAAACGTTCCGTCTATAATTAAATCATTAACTCTATCGTCTACGCGTTCGTCTGTGTAATAAAGACTTAAACCTTCAAGTAAATCGGTTGTACTTCTTGTTCCTAGCCAAGTCAAAGCTCTGGCATCATTATGGTATTGAGCGTGGTCATCATTTGAAAGACCTGAAAGCGCGCCATGATTACTAACACCGACAGCCGCTATACGCGCATCAACTTTAACATCCGTGTAATATTCGTTGGTTCCCTCTGGAATGTCTGTGGTACTTCTTGTTCCTAACCAGGTTAAAGCCCTAGCGTCGTTGTGATATTGCGTATGGTCATCGTCAGCTAACCCTGTTAGTGCGCCATGGTCAGTTACACCCCCACCGCCGCCACTTGCATTTAACGTTGTGCCAGTAATAGAAAGATTAGTACCTAGGGTGATTTCTTCAATTGAACCCGCGCCTGAATCGCCCCTACCTAAGAGTTTAGAAGCCGCTGATACATTTTGTATTTTAGGATAGGTAACGGCTGCGTTATCAATTGTCCATACGGAACTCGCAACAGTTATATCTCCCTTGTCTCCATCACTGGGTTCGCCCCCACCACCGCCGCCGCCGCCAGTTGACGCTTTAAGTAAGGTAATCACGCCGCCTGCTCTGAACGTTCCCGCATCAGGGTAAATTTTTATTGCTGTTACGGCGGTTGTATCATTCCATGCTGCTCCACCTCGACGAACTTGCGTCAATCCCCCAAATCCAGATTTAGTTTGAGTGAGCTCAATGCTGAACATCTTATAAAATGCGCCACCTAAATCACTTGTTTTTATTTTGCCAAAAGTTGTAAACCAAGCATTATCTTCATACATGGCATCCCATAAGGTGATGGCATTCGTCGCGCCTGGAATTACCCCGCTCACTGTTCCGCTGTTATCTAAGGCATTCATAATGGCGTAACGATAAGTAGTTGTTTGATAAGTCGGTGTGGCGCCTGTTCCCACACGCATCAATAACATTGGGGGTGTGCCACCGTTGGTGACGCCAACATACATTAAATCAATTTCGTAAATCCCGGCGGCTAAGCCTTCAAAGTTTACCTCTGTTTCTGAACCAGTCAGGGTAACAGTGTCTATAATTTCCCATAACCCACCACCTGCGCCGACAACCGCATCGAACGATGCCGCCGTTGCCCTTAATTCAATTGTTGCACCACTGGCAAAACCGACAGCAGTCGTACCTTCCATGGCTCTCTCTACCGTTAGGGTAGTGGTAGCGTTAGCTGTTACGTGGATAATTTCTATATTCGTACCATCATCTATGGTCAGAGCGACATAATCAGATGTGGCTAAGATGGCATCAAGGCCGGTCGCGTCTGTAATATCAAAAGTCGTATCACTTGATAAAATGCTTTCTGCTAAGGTTGTTGAAAAGTTATTGATGTAACCTCTTAATCCTGTGGCCATGTTATACCTCTGTCTCGATGACTTCGTTAATAGCGATGCCATATTCGGCGCGGCCTGCGGTATTGCGTGGGGTAGTGACCGCATTCTCAATTCTGAACCAAACGGGAACCGCCTCAGCAACTCCACTTAGTACCGTGGGGCCAATATCAAGGGCGGCTCCAGGCGTGTTCGTAGCCAAATCACCCTCGGAGAGAGCAAGGGTTAATTCGTCAGGTTCATGCCTAGGGCCACGGAAAGTCCAAGTCACGGTTCCATCATTTACAGTGGAGCCTATCCCCGTTGTTGGCCAAGTTGGCTCGGTAGTTGCGTGGGAAGTACCTGCCGTCGTGACTTCATATACAAAGCCATTGGGGGTGGAAGGTTCGCGGGTAGTGCCTAAAGCGTAGACAGTGGCTACCGCCCAATTAGGTAAAGTGTCTGTGGGGGTGAAGGTAATCGGATCAACGCCTGGGTTTGAGACAGCTTCTAATTTAGTAGCGGTGGCGTTTGAGCCAAAATACAAAACAAAATCCTGTGGGTTATCGGATAGGTCCGTGCTATGGGTTAATTGTTTAATAGGGCCTGCAAGAATGGTTAATCCTGCATCCGTATAAAACTTGAAAGTTAAATCTAGTAATGCCATGGTAATTCCTTTTATCTTCTACGGTTCGCGGCCGGGTCTATAGTTGAGGTGACATTCAGGGTTTTGTTAAGGGCGTCTTTGGCCATCTCAGCCTGCAAGTCGAAAAAGTTTTGGTTGGCTGTAAGGTTTAGGTTTATAGTGGCTACCTTTCCTTCGTCGTTCCAAATGGCGCCCGTTCCTGTAACCGCTGCTCCTGTTCCTTGAGGGCTGCCGATTGTCATGGTCCGTCCGGTTCTTTCATCTGTTATCGATCCAGTGCCTGGTTTTCCGGTTCCGGTTACCCCTGCAACTGCCGTGCCTGCCGCTGTGGCGGATTTATTTAACGCTTCCATTTCGAGTCGAAGCTTTCTAATGCTATCTTGTAAGGGAGTGGCGGTATCTTTGGACATTTCCGCATTCATGGCAATTAAGCTTGTCTTTAACCCCTCGATTTTTTGTTGGGCCATTACCGCTTCTTGCGCAAAGTCTTCTTTTGACTTTCCTTTAAATGGCTCGACTGCGGGGTTACCAGGCAGAAATGGATTTGTAGTGCCTTCCCGTCTCTTATTCAGCGCTTTAATTTCTGCTTCAGTGGGGGCATTCCTGGCTTCAGAACTGTTTGAATTAGCAAAAGCTTTAATTTCTTCAATGATAATTTGGGCTGCGATAAGCCCTCTAACAACCTGTCGAACTCCTTCAGCCGCCAAATTAAATGCCCCGACTATCCCTTCTACCGCCCCAATAACACCAATCGCAACCTTGGTCGCAACCCCTTGCAGTCCACCCATCTCTTTAACTGTTTTTATGATGGCGTCCGTTATTGCGGTAAAAGCTGTGATAGAATCCCCTGCCACTTTTTCTTTAAAATCTTTCCATATAGCACTAACGGCTTTGGAAGATTTATCAAAAGCATCCACATTGGCTTCTTGGCTTTTACTTGCCCCTAACCCTAACTTATCAAACAGCTTAGATGTTTCTTCTAAGTTGCTTCTTAAAAGGTTTAAGGATTGTAGGCCGCCTCGCCCAAAGATATTTCGAGAGAGAGACGTCGCCTCTGTTTGGTCTGTGACCGTGCTCATGGCCGCAGCAATCTTTCGGAATTGCTCCTCTGGCTTTAAGGATTTTAAAGACTTGGCATCTAACCCTAATCTGGCAAAGCTTTTTGATAGTTGCTCATTGCCATCTGAGGCATCTTGAATGGCGTTTTGCATAAACATCAAGCTTTGGCCAACGCCCTCGGCAGATGAACCCGCTTGGCCTGCTTGAAATTGAAGCCGTTGAAGTTCTTTTGTGGCAATACCTAGCGATGCCGCTGAATCGGCTAAGTCGTCTAATTCTTTGGCGGCACCAATGACCATTGCTGAAACAGTCGCGCCTGCAGCTAAAGCGGCAACCCCCACAGCAATACCAATAGCTGACAATGACTTTACAGCACGGCCAGCAAAACTGTTAACCTCACCTTCAGCCGATCTTAAATCAGTGGTGAGTTTTTTGGCACTTGCCGATATCTGAACCACTAAATTTGCGGCTGTCGTTGCAACCATTGGTTATTCCCTATTTACAGCGCCACAACTGTTAAACAATTGTTTAAACCGTGATTTAAGTTCATCCCTTGTTAGCTTAGCTTGCGCTTCCGCTTCCTTTTGCTCTGCATATTTCTTTCTAAACTCTGGGGTATTAGTTAAGTCGTATGCCCACCACTCGCTTATTTCTCGGCTATCCATTTTGCTTAGCAGTTCCTTGACAGACACACCCATTCTTTCTGCTAAGCCAAAAAGATAGCGCCTAAACGGTCTGTCCATTAGTTTTTTGCGATAGCCTCTACTTGCTCATCGCCAATGCCATTTAATTCTTTTATTTTGTCGACTATCTTATCCAACGCTTTCCAAGATTTTTTATTCAAAGCCTCTAAATCATCTTTGGTGAAAATGGCATTTCCTTTTTCATCAACGACAGATAAGGCCACACACATTGCCCTAACAATATATTTGTCTTTGCTGATGTTGGAGAACTCAGCCTCTATCTTTTCCCTGTCAGCGCCAGATAAAACCGATATCCTGACAATCCCGCCCCATTCTGGCACGTTAACATCAATGAACTTTCTATCGTTACTATTTAAAATCTGGTCTTTGTTTAATAACATATATTACCAATACCCCATAGGACATTTAGCTTTTGCAAACTTTGATTTGTATCGAATAACACAACCGCATTTAGTGCAAAGGCCCATCTTTGAAAATTCACAAGTACTACAAATATCTTGTCGCTCTGTAATAGTTTCTTTTGGAGCCAAAGCGATTTTCTTTTTTATCGCTTCGTACGCTTTGCCCATATTAAGACCACACGACGGCGCCTGTTATTTTAATGTTAGCTGAGCCAGTTAAGGCGGCGTCAGTGGAACCTTCCACCGTTAAGCTTTTAACGTAGCCGTCAAACGTCGCAACATCACCAGAGGGTAAGGTTAAAATGAATTCTCTAATTGCTTGAGCGTTCTTTGCAGATTCCATCTCCATTTGTCCGACTTGAGTTGGATCGCGCATTAGCTCTAACGTAAAATCACCGAAATCTTGTAGCCCTTGTCTGAACTCGCGAGCCACTGAACTAAGACAGGTCACGTCTATATCGGCGGCCTCTCCTGTCATGCCTGAAAATGAATTAATACATTCAATAACGACGGGTGTTCCTGACGCATCATCGATAGTGAATATTGAACCTTGCGCTAAAATAGTGGCCATTTTTGTATCTCCTTTACGTTAAATCCTAAAAACTATCTTCATAGTTAACAAAATTAATATCTATCGATCCCATAATCCAAGGTTCATCAATCAATCTTGGTAATAAGCTTATCGACTGAATATTGATAATGGTATCATCCATCGTGAGCGTTAGGGTGCTTTTAAAATGATTGTAGATTTCATCTAACTTGTTTAATAAATCTTTTTCGCCATTACCTAAAGCGTAAAAGGCATCAACTCTATATATCCCAGGGTTTAATTGGTGAGAGTTTAAATCTACATTATTAGACGCGCCATTAATAAGGGTTGGTCTAAGCCATGGCTGATTTAAAACAGGTGTAAATTTTGTATTCTCCCAGGCCACGGGTAAACCACCTGCAATAAGGTTTAACTGTCTATCAAGTAGTATTCTGATATGACTAAAACTCATTGTTTCTTGGCCTCATTATCAACTGTCTTTTGAAAGCCCATGATGATCGCTTCTATCCAGCCATTTGGCCTTTGTTTACTTCCGCCACGTGCTAAAAATTCCGCGTAAGGTAAGTTATTTGTCATGAATAATGTTTGGCCAATCTTATAGGCTTTCGCTTTGCTGTTAATCTCACCGATTGCAGATCCTTCACCTCTAACACCTTTTATTTCTCCTTGAGCAGGCTGAGCCAATGTGGTTTGCCAGTTTCCCCTGAATCGACCTGTCTTAACCGGGCTCGCTTTGACGATTGCACTAAATACAGTGATTGCTGTTCCTCTGACTACTTTTTCAGAAACATTCAAAACGAACTTACTTGAATTATTCCATTCACTTTTAAATGTCATTTCCTTACCTGCAAACCGTAAAGCACATCAACGGCGGTAACTGGGTGAATTTCAACATTTAAAATCCGCCAGTCTGACTCCCTAAAGTTAATCACTAAGTCGCCAACTTTAGGAATGGCGCCCACTACACGATGTATATAGAGTCGGGTATCTTCCCTTTCGATTATCGTTCCGTCTATTTCGTTGGCTTCATAATTTAAAGGAACGCCATAAGCAGAATAATTAAACACAACGGTAGGGTTAGTCTCGCCAGTGTCAGGGTTATATTCCCCTTGCATTTCCCTACTAAAAGCCATGGGCTGGCCAAACATCTGCGTAAGCTGTATGGCAAGCGCACTAAAGGTGACTGATAGTTCACTCATCACCCACCCCTATATACGCAAAATGAGGTTCCAGTATGACAAGCAATCAGTTTTGATATTGAAGCGTTAATGCTTCTAATCGTTTCTGTGTGAGAGCCATCCTCATAGGTGACACTCATAGGGCCCACGGAGGCACTATGGATCACCCTGGGGATGGTTGATAAGGGGTCCACGCCCGAATCAATCGATATAGCTGTCTGCATCTGAGCGTTTTTAAGTTCAATTGGGATGACGTTCACTTGATACGGTATGCTATCTACCCATACACCATAACGTGGCCATTGCAACGTTTGTGTGTACGTTAATTTATGACCGCAATAATCCAATGACTCGATATAATCCATTGCGCGAATTAATAGCGTTTCAGGATTACCAATGATAGTAATCCCACGTGCTAAGGCATAAGCCTGAAATTCAGCTACGGTTACATAACTGTTCGCGCCTGCGACGCCTGTCCCATCTTCAACGATTATCGCCACTATGCAGCAACTCCAAATAAGAATATTTCATAACTTACCGTGGTGCCTGCTCCGCCATTTGTAATAGTGAGCAAGTGATTTGTAGTTGGTGTAACCGCGTAACCCGCCGAGCTAGGGTTAGTTAATAAAACCATTGCGCCAGGAGGCAGAATTAAAGTATTGTCCGCCGCGCCAAAGAATGAGGCAAAAGGCGTGGCAGCATTTCCAACAACTAAGTTATTTGTATTGGCGATGTTTGCTTTTACTAGCATTGCTTTAATAGAAGCAAAACTTGCCGCTAGTCCAAAAGCGTTTGTCAAGGTATTAAGGTTGATATCATCACTCGTACTAGCTGCTATCGTCCTAATATCATTCCACATTTGGGTAATAGCGTTTATGCCAACGCCATTTGATAGGGCTAAATTAAAAGATTCATTAAAGCTAAAGCTTGCTTGTCCAATGTCTAAGCCATTGTTAGATAAGCTTCCTTTCAAAGTAGTATTAATACTTGCCGTTGCGACTATTGCCATTTTTAAAATTCCTTTTTAAAAAAGGGCAGCAACTCATCGCTGCCCGAAAAAACTTATGCGTCGCCTAAAGTTGCCCAAACAAATTCTACCGTTCCAGTAAAGCTTGCCGTGCCAGACGTATGGGTTGCATCATCAGCAATTTTGAAATTTAAGTATAAGTCTTTAGCCGTTGCCGTTCCGTCTAACCATCTGGCTCCACTTTCTGTTAAAGCAGTGGCAGATGATACAGCTTGAACCGCAGAAACTTTAGCAACCGCTTGCGTTAAAGCAGTCGATGGCAATATATCAGCCTGAGTACTTATTAACGTTGCGCCCGTTGCCGCTGTGACTGTTCCTAAAGAAACAATACCAGTAAATGCCGCGATGACTGTACCCGTCACACCTGCCGTTAAGTTACCCTTAACAACCGCGCCTTGAATATTTAATAACCCTTCAGGGAAGTCATAAATCTTGACGCCCCCAAATTGTATAACGCCTGCATCATCTGTGATGACAATAGGAACAGCGGTCAAAGTTAGCACAGTGCGTTTCCAAATTCCCTGTGATTCAGTTGCTGAAACACTAGCAATGGGTGACGAACCGGATTGATTGTCGCCTTCAACATCATCACTGAAAGCAAAACCGCCAAATTCCTCTGAATGGGAAATATTACCTATCATAGAGCTAAGCTTAAGATATTTACCGACGTTATAAGGGCCGAGTTGCTTTGTAGAATTTGCCAACATAGAAACGGCTGTCTGGTTGGGCTCACCTGGATTTCCCAGTATTTGATAAAAACCGCTTGCGACGTTAGCATCTGCAACGATTGAAGTTACATCGCCAGGGTTAAGATAGTAAGTCGTATTCATTTAAAAGTCTCCGAATTGTAAATAAAGTTCCCCCTTTAAAAAAGGGGGATTAAGTTTAGTCTGACAGTATGACCAGGTGTTCAGGCTTCATAACCCCTACACCCCAAACGGCTGCCACTTCAAACCGTACTCGGCGATATTCACAGAATCTTGCCACTTCAAAAGTTAACCCTGAACGCGGATCGGTTACTAATGTAAAGTTATCATCAGCGGTACACATTGGCGGGTTAGCAGGCGCACGCGCGAGCAAAACAATAGCGCTTCTTGGAAATGCCATGTTCTTTTCGCCAGCGTCAGAAACTAATGTCAAAGCAGTAGCTGCAGCGGGGATAGCTTGTAACAAACCGGTATTAAGGGTAATTGTTCCGCCGTCTGAGACGTCAGCATCGCCTGCAACAACCACATAGTTATGCGCATCACCTGCAAACTGGACAGTGTCACCAACTAAAATGGTTCCAGTTCCTGCAGCGGCCAATGTGATAACCGTTGCGCCAATTGCATAGCCGGCCGCGTTGGTAGTTGCTAGCGCACCAGTTCCCGCTACAACGCCAGATGCCACTTGAGCAGATTGACGAATAGACATTCCAAATTGGTCTAACAAAACACCCTGTCTAAGGATATTGTCAGAGCAAGCAGTATCACATCCCGTGTATTGCGCGTTACCACGTAAAGCGGCAGCCGCACGATTGCTTAATACTAATTGCAAATCATTTGGGGGCGCGCCTGCTTCTAGTAAAGCGCCGTGAACGTTAGCCATATCGCGATAGTTGTTTGCATCAAAGAGGGTTGTACCAGATGGCAAAACAACGCGGCTTGCAAAAGTCCAAAGCGCCGCAAGGTCTGCTTCCATCTCATTGGTGATGGCGCGCATTGCCTGCTCGACTTGTTGTTGGAAAATGCTATTTGAGCCAGCGCCGCATGCATCCAATGCACGCATTTCTTCGCCTTCCCAAATCCAGCTAACCGTACGTTGCTTATTGATAGTGATGGTTCGATTTCCGATGGTTTGAAAACCAAAGTCTGGACCTTGTTGGCCTGGAACAATATCAGTTGCAACAACTTGTGGCGTAATGAATGAACGAACCGTCTGGCCGACAGCGGCTCTAATGCCACACGCGTCTAAAGTGACAGCGGGAATAAAACCGATTTGTTCGCGGGAGATTGTGTCTAATGCGCAATAGATATCGCATGTTAAATTTGTAAATACGTTAGCCATGATTTTGGTATCCTTACCAGTGTTAGTTTTATTTCAACTTACCGCCTTTGACTGCGAACTCCATTTTTTGTTTTGGAGTCCATGTATCAAAAACAGCTTGCTCTATAAAGCCTGCACTAGTAGTACCACCACTAGATCCGAGGGCTCCGCCCCCGGTCGCTCTGCTACCCCTTATCAGGGATTTGAATTTCTCAGCATTTAAAAACTCGTTCTTTAGATCATCTAAACTTGACACAGTCATGTTACCGTGAGCATCAAGAACTTTTATGCCGTCGTCTGTATATTTTAACCTAGGTTTAACAAAAGTAGATAGTAACTCAGCATTAAAACCGTCAGACATTTGGGAAGATAACTTTAAGGCTTCATTTCTGGTTATCTCTTCAGCCTTTTGGTCATCTCTAAGTTTAATCTCATTTCTTAGTATAGCTTCCCTTTCCGTTGCTGACTTATAAAGCTGTTCGAACTCGCCCTTATTTCTAAGTTGCTCTTCTTTCATTTTCGCTTTTTCTTGAGACTCTTCCTCAGCCTTACGCTTTGCTCTCTTTGTTTCGTCTAACAATTCTTGCTTATGGGCGTTGAGCGCGTTGATTTGTTTTTCTTTTTCTTGAATTAACTTTATTAATTCGCTAGGGTCGGTTGGCAAGGTTTGAGTTGCCTGGCTTTGGTCTACTGCATCATCCGTCATATTGTTGTCTCCATGTTATTCTTTATTTAGTCCGGCTTTTTCAAAAGCTAGGGGTTCTTTGTCTCTAAGCTGGTTAAGGGTTAGGGTATTTCCTCTATCGTCTACAAATTGCCGAACGTTCAGGCCACCCTCTCTAAATAGTTGACCTTTTTGCGCCCCCAAAATTTCATCTTGGAATGATGCGGGCTGACTCTTTAGCCAACTGTTATAAGTCGTGCTCGCGTTTACGCCATCGGTAATCGGGCCATCTGGACCTATGGCTGGCCTGGTTAAAGGGTCAGATGACTTGATAGTGAACTCAGGTTTTACAATAGGGATGCGAGTAGACCGGCAACCAAAATGGGCGGGCCATGTAGGGCCTTGTCCTATTTCAAAGATTTGTCCATCAAGGGCCTGACAAATTGGTGTGGTAACTGAATCTAGCGTACTAACCCATTCCTCATGACTTATTATATCTGAATTTTCTTGTACGACTAAATCCCTTGCGATTGAGCTAACCTGAGCGGTTAACGTTCTTACTAGGGCCTCGGCATGATTGAGTTGAATTTTGTTGGTGACAAAAGCAACGTTCTTTATAATCTCTTCGCTAGTCTTTCCCAGAATCACGCCATCTTTAATAGTTGTAATTATTTGGCTTACTTTCTTATCTGAAAAAACAGCTAAGGCATCATCAATGTTTATATCTTTGGCATTCAGTAATTCCATGGGCTGAGAGAACACAGCGGCCTGAATTTGGTTTTTGGCTGGGGTCGTGAAGTTTACATCTGTACCCTTGGTTAACATCCTTGCGCTAAAGTCGGCTTCATAGTTGGCGAAAGGCTTTAAGCTAGCCTTAACCTTTTTACCTAATTTTGTATAAATAACTTTTAACTGACCGTCTAAGTCTGTATAAATTTGATTTAATCGCTTACGGCTAAGAGCAGTTAAATCTTTCCCTGCTAGTTGGCCAGCGGTTACTTTCCTTGCTCGCTCTAGATAAGGCACTATTTGTTTTAGTTGGCCACCTGCAAAGCGGCTAACAAATATTGAGTGCCTTATAGAGGCGTCTCTAATCATCGTTCTAGATGTAGCCATACTAAACGCCCAAAGGATCGGTGTTTACGATATCATTTTGTACATCCTCATCAATGGCTTTGTCAGTTCTATCTATCTCAGGCGGTAGGTCTCCATTTTCTCTTAGTAAGAGTCTTAAATCTTTCTTAGCTATGATGCCGTTGTTATAGAGTTGAAGCGCGACCGCCATTTGTTGTGCGTCTATTTTTAGTCCGACAAAGTCAGTATTCACCTTGATGACAATTTCGTCCGATTCCCACTTTTCATTCATGAATCTGTTTAACCACGTAGAACATTGAATCAAAGCTTGCTGAATATTGAGGGAAAGGATGGTTAGCTCGCAGGTCTCACCTGTTAGCCTAAGTCTGACGCCCTCTGCCGTTTCTGATGTACCGCCAAGTATTAACGGTCTAACACCCATCATGACTATCTGCTCTTCTTTTCGCTTCATAGCTTCGTCGACTAATTGATTTGGGGCTGGCTGTAAAAATGTGGCGCTACCATTTGGGCCTAGGTTATGGCCACGCCTTGCGCCTATCTTTACCCCGCGCGGGTTGGCTATGTTGAATTCATAAGGGGTCATTTGAGTGGAGATAATAAGCGTAGGCGAACCACAGATATGAATTGATTCCTCAAAATCTGCTGAGTTTCTTAAATGGCCAATGTTAACCATGGCGATGTCATATAATAATGAGCCGTCAATATCTGCGTCGTTATCCTCTGAGCCTACAAAGATGAAAGGAATTTCTGACCAAGTATTACCGGCTTTATCACGCGGGGAATATTCATTCATAATTTTTCCATCAGAGTTATAAAGCGTTTGAGTATAAATACCATCAACTAACTTTAATACTCTATAATTAGTCATCCCTACCCAGGTGAACCCATCTTCCGGATCTATTTGTGAGGAATGCTCTAATAAAACAACTAAGGTTAATTTTTCTACGCCGTAAATATTCTCTGTTTGCCAGTTAATAATTGATTCGGCTGTGTATTTACAAATTCTGGCCTTTAGATTTAAATCTTCTACTTCTTTTAAAACTAAATTGCTGGGGGCGTTTGCATAATCGACGAGCAAACCATATCTGCCAGTCTGAGTTACCTCTCCTGCCACTTCTTGTGCTAGCTTTTGAATAGATATGCCTGAGCCTGTGACGTCTTTATTGATATATTCAATAGAGGAAGGCAATTTAACTTGCAATGGCTTTCTAAATATCGCCCCCACTAAGAAGTTTTTATGCCTTGCCGTAAAGTTAATGAACTGTGCATCGTCTTTGTAGCGTTGATTTCGACAATTACCCTCATACTTAATTCGACTCCAATGCAAGTTAATCATCTTTTTTTCATCTTCAGTCGCATGCTCAGGCAGTGGGGCCATATTTTCCGTCGTCGAATTCATGTCTTCAACGTCTTTAATATATTCTTTGATGTTAGACTTGACTACGTTCTTGGTTAATATCCACCGTGGCGCGTATTCGTCATATAGTGGGTGAGTCGCTTTGACGCCCTTTTTTTTGTCATCAATCATTTTAAATTCCTTTTAAAAAGATATAGGTATATGTGCAATTGGTTTTCTAATGGGCATCTCATAAACTATGCAATAA